GCGGCCATGGTGTTCTGGCACTACCCACAGGTGACGAAGGTGAAGACCTCGTTCATCTGGCTCAAGTTCGACGAGGTGACAAACGCCACGTACGAGCGCCGCTTCCTTGACTCGCTGTGGCGGGCACTGGAGCCTCGCTTTGACATGGTGCAGGAAGTCATCGACCTCGGCGTGTTCAAGACCAAGCCATCGGGCCTGTGCCCATGGTGCCCAGCGAAGGGGTTCTGCCCTGACGCACGACTGAAAGGTAAACGATGAGCAACAGATACAAGTGCGTGCAGTGTGACAACATTTGCCAAGAGGGCGAAGTGCTGCACTCACAAAATCCATTCGACTCAACAGAAGCAATCGTAGGCTGCCCGCTTTGCAAAAGCGTTGACTCGCTTGTCACGGCCTGTGAAGTGCCCGACTGCACACGAGAAGCCAGCTGCGGCTGGCCAAGCCCTACGGGGTTTCACGTTACATGCGGTCAACACATGGAGCACAACAAATGAAAAAGGAAGAAGATGTCAAGAAAGTGGTTAAGGCTGTACTCAAGAGCACGCCGGATTGCTGGTGGTTTATGCCTCCTGCCAATGGTTTTGGCCGCGCTGGTATCCCTGACTTTGTGGGTATCGTCAACGGTCTCGGCTTTGCTGTGGAGACAAAGTTCGGCAAGGGCACTACTACAGCGAATCAAGAGCGCGAGATTGCAGCGGCAACGCAAGCAGGCGGAGAAGTCTGGATCGTAAGAGAAACCAACGTGGACGAATGGGCGCTCACATTTAAAGCATGGGTGGCACTGAATGCTCGTAATACCTGACAAGCGCAAGATCATCATCAACAGCAATGAGAATGCAGCTGTTGCGCGAGCCATCCCCCATGCCAAGCTGTTGCAGCACAACGGCGAAGACATGCTGGCTATGCCGTATGGTGTTGACGAGTCGATGGTTCTCAAGAACCTTGGCTTCAGTGTGCCCGCGCCGATCTTGCAATACTACAACTGGCCGGGTCGCTTCGCAGCGATGGAACACCAGAAGGACACTGCAGCGTTCTTGACCATGCACAAGCGTGCCCTGTGTCTCAACGCGCCGGGTACTGGCAAGTCCATCAGCTCGATCTGGGCTGCTGACTTCCTACTCGATGAAGGTGTAGCCAAGAAGGTGCTCATCATCGCTCCGCTGTCCACGGTGAAAGTCGTGTGGGGTCGTGAGCTCAAGCATCACCTGCCGCACCGCTCGTTTGTGATCTGCACAGGCACGAAGCAAAAGCGCCTCGACCTGCTGGCTACGCCCGGGGTGCAGTACGTCATCATCAACCATGACGGGTTCACCAATATGGCTGCAGAGCTCAAGGACTTCGACGTGGTGATCTACGACGAGGCGACAGCGCTGAAGTCACCGAGCTCACAGCGGTACAAGATATTCGCCAAGTGGATGACCAAGAACCAGCCGTGGCTGTGGATGCTGACGGGCACGCCCATCTCGCAGACACCAGCTGACGCATGGACACTGGCACGCCTTGTGGATTCGCCGCAGTGCCCAAAGAGCTTCACCACGTTCAAGGACTTGGTGATGCAGAAGGTGACGACGTTCCGCTGGGTGCCGCGTGCTGACGCGCTGGAGACATGCCGCAAGGTGCTGCAGCCTTCGATCCGGTTCTCGCTGGACGAGTGCAAGGACTTGCCTGACACCAACTTCGTGGGCCGCAAGACCGAGCTGACCAAGCAGCAAGAGAAGGCGTTCAAGGACATGAAGGACAAGGCCGTGACGATCTTCGCTGGTGGCGAAGTGACTGCGCCCAACGCCGCTGTGGTGCTGGCCAAGCTGCTGCAAATCTGCTGCGGTTCGGTCATCAGCGAGACCGGTGTGATTGACATGGATGACTCAGAGAGGTACAATACACTCACTGAATTACTCACGGAGATCGGCGACAAAGCAATCATCTTCATGCCGTTCAAAGCGTCACAACAGCGCTTGTTGAGCAGGCTCATCACAGATGGTTTCGATGCTGCGATGGTCAACGGAGACACAAGCAAGAAGGAACGTGATCAGATATTCAACGACTTTCAGCACACGGACAAGCCGCAGATTTTGCTGGCTCACCCCAAGGTTGCTGCACACGGTTTGACACTGACACGTGCGAAGGACATCATTTGGTTTGCGCCTATTTATTCACTTGAGCAATACGAGCAGGCCAATGCGAGGATTCGCCGGTTGACGACAACTGGCAAAACGACTGTGTGGCACATCTGGGCCACCGGCTTTGAAGCAGAGTTATACCGCCGACTCCGCGCAAAGAAAAACACACTGGCGGAGTTTTTGAATTTGGTGCAAGGCATCAACAGTGACGAGTAAGAAACGAGGTAACTGAATGAACTACGACATTGCCGCAGAGCGGTACCTGCAGGTTCGCAAAGAGATTGACGATCTCGAACGCGAGCACAAGACAACCAAGGGCAAGCTCACAGAAAAGCTGGTGGCCCTTGAAAACTGGATGACAGCGAAAGCACAGGAAGACGGACTGGAGACAGTCAAGACTCCGCACGGTACGGCCTACTGGTCTACCCATCACACCGCAACAGTTGGTTCTCGTGAAGAGTTCTTCAGCTTTTGCAAAGAGCACGATGCTTGGGACATGGTTGAGAGCCGAGCATCAAAGACGGGGGTCAAGAGTTACATCGAGGCCAACGGCGCACCTCCACCCGGGGTAAATTTCTCATCGACAAAAGTGTTCAACATGCGCAAAGCGCAATCCAAGGAGTAACTAAATGAGCAACATGATCGCAAACGTCCCAGCGCACATCGCAGCGCGTATCGCAGCCCGCCAACAGGCTGGCACCAAGTCTTCCGTGGCATCTGCCATCGTCTCTGATGGCGTGAGCATTCCGCGTATCAGCATCCGTGCTGGCCGCTATCGCCTGAACGAAGAAGGCGTTGAGACCACCGTGGGCGTGACGTTGGACACCATCATCGTGGGTGCCAACCCCCGCGTCTCCAAAGTGTTCTACGCCAAAGCCTTCGACGCATCTGCTGAGAATGTCCGCCCTGACTGCTGGTCCAACGATGGCCTGAAGGCTGACGCAAGCATTGACGCTCCTGTGCACAACGCCTGCGCTGACTGCCCCAACAACGTGCTGGGCTCCAAGATTCTGCCCTCGGGTGCCAAGTCCAAGATGTGCGCTGACCAGCGTCACCTCGCCGTTGTGGCTGCTGCTGACCCCACCAAGGTCTACAGCCTGACTGTGCCTGTCAGCGGCATGAAAGCTCTGCGCGAATACTTCAAGGAACTGGGCAACTATGGCATCGGACCTGAAGAAGTCGTGACTGAGCTTGGCTTCGACGACGCAGCCAGCTTCCCCAAGATCACCTTCAAGCAGAAGGGCTATGTGCCAGAGAAGGCCATTGAGCGTGTGGACAACCTGTTGACAAGTGACCCTGTTAAAGTGGCTACTCGTCAGATGGCTCCTACTGCTGCAGGCCCAGCACTGGCTGCCCCCAAGGCGCAGACTGCGATCGCCGCTCCTGCTGTGGATGATGCCTACGAGGAAGAGGCTGCCGCTGCTCCAGCACCTGTGGTTGCTGCTACACCAAAGGCCAAGCCTTCGGTTGCCCCAGTAAAAGCGTCGGATGAATTGGCTGCTAAACTCGACAGCCTGTTCGACGAGTAATAGAATCCTCGAAAAACAAACCCCCCGGCTGAGGCCGGGGTTTTTCATCTAGGGGCATGTCTTGGACACCAAACACTTTCTTACTCGCGTATTTGCCCAGCTCGACGAACTCGTTATCAGCGTCCACAAGCCAGACCCAAGCGGCAAAGTTGCCCGTGGTTTTTTCTGGAACAGGGGCTCGTTTACGGACATCGACGCGGCTGTAGCAGCTATCTCTCAGTGGGACTCAGAGCCCAACACCACGGTCTACTTCGGCGTGGGTGCATTTGCAGGCCACGGCTATGACGATGACGGCAAGCAGAAGTGGTACCGCAAACAAGAACACGCAACATGGTTCAAGGCATTGGCCCTTGACCTCGACATCGGCCCAGACAAACCGTATGCCACTCAGAAAGAGGGCTGGACTGTGATGAAGGAGGCACTGACGAAGATCGGTATGCCGCCACCCATGATTATCTCGTCCGGTAACGGCATCCACCTGTACTGGCCACTCACTTCACCAATCAGCAAAGCGCACTGGGTCAAAGCATCCACAGCGCTGCGCGTTGCGCTAGAAGAGCACGGAGTTGAAATTGACACCTCGAAGATTCACGACCCATCCATGGTGCTTCGCCCCGTTGGTACGCACCACAAAAAGCAGCAGCCATGGAAAGATGTCCGGTGTGTTGCGGACAGCGCAGACTTCGATGCAGTTGCGCTCTTCGGTACGCTCAAGCCGTGGTTCGGCAAGAGTGCCAAACTATCATCCACTGCGCTCACGCCACGTGCAGGCAAGCCCAAGTCATCCATCCTCGACGCAGTACTCAACACCAATGATGTCGTCCTCGATGCCGTGGCATCTCGTTGTAACCAAGTGGGAGCTCTTGTTTCTTCTGGTGGTGTGCTTGATGCCGCTGGTCGACCTGTAGAAGAGCCGCTGTGGCGTGCGTCACTGGGCCTTGCCAAGCACTGCACGGACCCACAGGAAGCCATCGTAAAGTTGGCTGGGCTACACAAGGACTTTGACCTCGACACCAACCTCGACAAGATCAACGGTTGGAAAGGTACAGGGCCAACAACCTGCGCGAAGTTCGAGCAGCTGTGCTCCAAGGGCTGTGAGGGATGCCCGAGTCGTGGAAAGATCACAAGCCCAGCGCAGTTGTCTGTGGTGACTGAAGTGGCCGTAGAGACTGAGGCTGGCGAAGAGATCGTGCTTACGCTGCCCAAGGGCTACGTGGTGCAGAACGGGCAGATTTACCGCGAGGTCAAGACAGAGGTCACGACGACCGATGCCAACGGCAATACCGTGGCGCAAGACGTGGTTGAGTTCGACCACGTGAGCCAGTATGAGATGCACATCACGGGTGTGTACAACGACGACGAGAGCGGCAAGTCAGCATTCAAGCTGATGGTCAAGTACCCGATGACTGGCTGGAAAGAAAAGCCTCATGACATGTCGGTGCTGGCTTCAGTAGGCAAAGACTTCAGCGCGTTCTTGCTCAACCGCCAGATTTACGTCAAGAACATTGGCCAACAAGAAAAAGTACGGGGATTTTTAATGGATTACTTAACGATGGTGCAGCAGCAGACACCAACTGGGCAGGACTACGTGAGCTTCGGCTGGCAAGATGATGGCTCGTTCATGTGTGGCCCGACACTGCTTGGTGCACAGCACGACAACATCGACACGCGCTTGCGTGGCCCAGCGAAGGCATTCGAGAATTTGATCGGCCCACACGGCTCTCGCGAAGAGTGGATTCGCGGCATGGACATGCTCAACCGTCCGGGTTCAGAGACGATACGCTCCGCTGTGCTGCTGGCATTGACTGGCATCCTCGGGCCTGTGGCTGGTAACGGCACCGTCGTGGTGTCCATCTACTCAACAGAGACGACTACGGGCAAGACACTGTCACTGATTGCCGCCAATAGCCTCATCGGCACGCCCAAGCAACTGTTCCTGAGCCAGAAGGACACGGCCAACGCCCTGTACAAGCAGCGCGGTGTGCTCAACAGCTTGCCATGCTGCATCGACGAGATGACTGCAGCTGACGACAAAGACATCGCTGACATGACGTATCAGCTGAGCATGGGCCGCGAGAAGGTGTCCATGACCAAAGATCGCGATTTGCGAGACCCTGCGTCGTGGGATGGCCCCACACTGATGACAACCAACATCTCGCTGTGGCAGAAGTTCGAGGGTGCACAGGCTGGCAACGAGCCGCTCAAAGCCCGATGCTTGGAGTTGCCACAACATGACCGCACGTTCATCGAGACCCGTGAAGACGGCAAGAGCGATGGCTATGAGTTCTTCGACATCATGGCCAAGAACAACGGCTGGGCTTTCCCAGAGCTGGTGCAGGTGGTGATCGATAAGGGCGGTCCAGAGGCTGTGTGGAAGTGGGCCGAGGCATCGTTCATGAAGACGTTCAACTTTGTGTTCGAGCCGCAGGAGCGCTTCTATCGTACGGCCATCATTGCTGCATGGGGTATGGGACGGATTGGCCAAGCCTTGGGCCTGTTCCCGTTCGATGTGCAGGGCACCATTGACCACCTGATCTCGCACATCAAGAAGACACGCCAGTTCACCATTGATCACAAGACCGATGTGTTCGACATCGTGGGCCAGTTCCTTGCAGAGCACAACGACCAGCTGGTCGAGTGCAAAGAGAAGTATGGATCAGGTGTTGAGCAGGTCACACTGCCAGCACCAGAACGCGCCGTGGCGCGGGTCAAGATCGTCTACGACGACAAGAACCCCATCATGCCGGGTAGCCAAGTGGCGATCAACGCTGAGAAGCTGCGCTCATGGCTCAAGATCAAGCGTGATGGCTTGGACCGCATCGAGCGGGAGTTGGAGAACGAGAACGCATTGCTGCGCCGCCGTGACCGCGTCACGATGTTCAAGGGCTGCCCCAAGCACGCCCCGGGCCAGATGCAGTGCATGATCGTGAACCTGAACCACCCACGGTTCGTGGACAGCCTGACGGGCACCACAGCCCGCGCACAGAGTAAGATTGCACTGGCTGTTTTGGGAGCTGCAGCATGAACGTGTATGGCACTCCTTGGGAACTAGACGAGCCCTACGAAGTTAGCATTGCCAGAATCAAAGCCCTCGCTGCAAACGCGGGGACTCCGGGTCATAACGAATATGGACAGGCATTGCACGCATGTCACGGGTACAGGCACGACGCTCACTACTGGGCATGGATTTCAAACAGGGGAAACGCATGAGTATTGATTCGATCGAGTTGTGGCACCGTAGGGGTCGTCCTGACCCCACTGCCCGGGAACTGGACATTCAGATGGGATGCCACGTGGAGGAGTTCGTGGAGATGCTGGACTGCGTGCAGTTCAACGGCGGGTGGAATAACCTGCGCTACGAGCTCAAGCTGTTGGCTGACCGACTCAAGAGCGGACAGGAGAACGTGGTCATTCATGACCGCAAAGAGATGCTGGACTCGCTGGCCGATCAGATCGTCACGTCTGTCGGTGTTGGCCACTGCGCTGGCATGAAGATGACCGATGGGGTCGATGCCGTGAACCGCAGCAACTGGTCAAAGTACGACGAGAACGGCAACCCTGTGTTCAACGAACATGGGAAAATAGCGAAGGGGCCGAACTACCGCCCTCCAGTGCTGAACAACCTTTACTGAGGAACAACCATGCCACGCAACTACAAACAGGAATATGCCAACTACCAAGGCAAGCCAGAGCAAATCGCCAACCGTGCGAAACGCAACGCTGCCCGTTCCGAGATGGAGAAGAAGGGTGTGGTGTCCAAGGGTGACGGCAAAGACGTCGATCACAAGACGCCTATTGCCAAAGGCGGCGGCAACGGATCAGGCAACCTGCGTGCAGTGCCCAAGTCCGAAAACCGCTCCTTTGCCCGGACCAAGTCGGCCCGGATGAAGTAATTACTTCTTGGCTTTGGCGGCGCAGACGCCAGCCTTAGCGCACTTGGCTGGGCTTGGGCAGCTCTTGCAAGGTTTGAATGGAGCAGCTTTTTTGCCTGCGGGTTTGGCCGGGGCCATCATCATCTTTTTGCCGTACATCATGGGGTTCTCCAGTTAGCATTTCCAAGCCCGCAGGCTTTTGTTGATTCGACTGTTAGGGTCTTTGGCAGTTTTTTCACTGGTCAGCTTCTCCTTCATGCCCTCCATGCGGGCGCAGAATGAGTCACGTCGTGGGCCACCTTCAGGTTGAGGGGCCTTGAGCCCCGGCTTGCCGGGGTTGGCTTTGTTGTAGGAGGCACGCCCCTTGGCGTTAAGACCCCCCTTGGGGTCTTTGCCTTCCTTGCGTGTCCATGCTGGTGTCTTTGCCATTACTCTTCTCCTCTGGCTTTCGCCAATGCTTCTTGCATACGATCTCGCAGGTCGTCGAGCTCTCTGTCCAGTGCCTCGTAGTCGGGGTAGCCCTTGCGGTACTCCTCGCGCTTGGCCTTGGTCATTGCAGCCTTGTAGTCCTTCTTGATCTCTTTGAGCTCTTTGCTCTTGTAGAACGCAGCTTCGTCGACGTTGAACTGATACAGCCCAATGCCACCCAGCGTACGGGCCAAGAACATAGAGCTTTTCTCGATGCCTGTGGGGCCTTTGGCACCATCCTTCAGATCGCCTATTTGATCCCAGAACTTGGTTGTCACAACTGGCGGTGCCATTGTGTCATAGGAGAACTTGGCTGTCGTGACAAGTTTGTCCCACTCTGTGTCTGTGGGGGCGTGCATTGGCTTGCCTGTGAATGGGTCGTAGCCGTTCATGGCAGAGATCAGCGTGACAAGTGGGCCACCGGGCGTAGCGAAACCGGGCAACCACGACTGCCCTGCAAACGGAGACTCACCCGGCGCAGGCTGGAACAACGACAAGAACGGGATGTACTTGCCGACGTTGAGGTATGTCGGGTTCTGGTCATCGCCAACAAACGGAATCCGCATGTGCATGTATGGACCGAGGCCGAACAGCGAACGCTCACGCAGGTAGTCCGGGCCTTTTTTGCGCAGCTCATCGTCTTCTTCTCCGCCCAGCGCAGCCTGCATCAGCATGACCGATGCCATCATGTTGACAATGGCCCAAGGCTTGGTAACTGCGATGCGACCAAGCACCGGCATGATGGCGTATGACCACGATACGAACGGCAGGAATGTTTGACGGGCTGCGCGGATTGCACGTGCGTCGATGTCATAGTCCAAGAACATCTTGCGTGCGGCCAGACCAACTTCTTCAAGCTGTTTGGCGTCGAGTTGTTTGGAACCGTCGCGCAACTGCACATTGCCAGCTGTCTCCAAGAACGCAGCGAAGCGGAACACGTTATCTTCTGCTGCGTATATCTCTACAGCGTTGTCCTTCCAACCTGCCAACTTGGCTTTGGTCTGTTCAAACGCTGCCATCGAGGTCATGCGCTTGATGTACGACTGATCGCTGGTGGGGGTGATGGACTCGGACAGGCGGTCGTAGACGCTGCCCTTGAGCTCAGAGTTTGTGAACTGACCAAGCACAGCACCGGAGTTAAAGAACGCCTGCATCAGTGCGCGATCGGCGTCGTTCATAGAGTCTGGGTTGCGCTCGAACTTGGCGTACATGCCTGCAGCGCGTTTGAGCGTGCCGAGGCGGATGCCGTGCAGAATCAGCAGTGCGACGTTCGACAGCACGTTGGTGACGTGTGTGCCGGGGTTCAGGACAGTCTTAGACTGCTTGAAGAAGGCCATAAGTTCGTTGAACGACTTGAAGTTAACCGCTGGCGAACGATCGTGCATGTCGATCATGGCGTTCCACACGGGGCCGGGGATGATCTTCCCAGCAAGAGCGCCGTAGGTTGTACCTTGTGGCAACTGCACCCATGTGCCAGTGCGCTGTGTTTGCCAGCGCAGCGACTGCGATTTAGAAGCCTCGTCGGAAACTTGCAGCACGTTGTTGAGTTCGAGGTTACGATCGCCGAACACTTCGTTGATCTCGTCAACACTGTCGAACGCAACAGCTTCAGCCGTGGGCTTGCCGCTCTCACGGCCAATCGAAGCAAGGTTGCCGAAGTACGTTGTAGCAGCATGCGCGTGAGACAGTGCAGCCGTGGTGTTTACCAAAGCCAGTGCGAGGTCTTCGCTCTTCAGGTTTTTGAGCGCGTCACGGGTAGTGATGCTGGACGAGAACTCGAAGTTGCCCTTGTCGGTGTCGTACTTGGAAAACTTCCAAACGCGCTTGGCGTCAACCGCTGTACCAGAAGGTGTCACGCCAGTCTTGTCGTACTGAGCCTTAGAAATAAACCCAGCAGGCAAACCCTTCTTGCCAAGTTTGTCTTCAAATATCTGGTACAGCGGCTGATCTTGATCGACAATGCCGTCTGTCATGTCGAGGAACTGCTTGAACTCATCAAGCGACTGGTGTGTCTGCTTCTTCGTGCCGATCATGCTGGCGATCTTGCCAGCGCTGAGCGTAGAGCCTGCGACCTGACTGATGCTGGTGGGGCTGATGATGTACTGCGTGAACGGCATGCTCTCGAAAGCGCGGCGCTCCTTGGAGTTTGCAGGCAGGGTGCTGATGTACTGCTTCATCAAGCCTTTGAGGTTGTCGGCGATAGCCTTGAACCCGGAAGCGTTCTGAATACCAGCAAACGCTTTGGTATTGCCATCCATGTAGTCCAAGAAGGGCTCACGCAGCTCAGGGCGGGCAGCGATGGTGGTTGCAATCTTCTCCATCTGCAAGTGGCCAGTCTGGGCCAAAAACTTGTAGTTGTCGATCGCTGCCACGGTAGCAGGCGAATTGCTGAAGTTTGAGTTGAACTGCATGATGACGCGCTCAAGCGTCGGCACTTCCTTACGGATGTAGTTCGCCAGCTTCGCACCGTTCTTTGCAATGCTTGCTGTGAGCGGCAGGTCTTTACCATTTACGCGGCCAAGGCCAACAATCTCGAACACAAGCTGTGTAGGTGTCTTGAACTTACCGGGGCCATTGGCAAACGCGGTGGCGTCAGCAAAGCCAACCTGCTGTGCAGCAGCGTCGATCGTAGGCGCAGTCGTTGGGTCAGTAGCTTGGATAGCGGCTTCGAGCACACTACCTGTGGCTTTACCCTTCTTCTGCCCTTTTTGGCCAGCAGCCTCAAGCAGCTTGAACGTGTTTGCGATAACGTCAGCAGCCACGGAAGGCTTGACGCCGAGCATCTTCTGCACGGCTGTCAGGATAGACTGCCACACGTTGTTGGCTGCGTCAAAGAATGACTTCGGAGCTTCGGTGCTGTCCATTGCTTCCAGTGCGCGTCGGAAGTCGTTAAGGGTATTCCCATAGGACACCAGTTCGAGGACAGCGTCAAGCTCTTTCTTGTCCTTCATCAGAGCTTTGAGTAGGTCTTGCACGCGCTTGGCATCTGCACCAAGGGGGCCTTTAAAGTTGACGACTTGCTTGAGCGAAGCCTTCAGCGCTCGAACTGCTGGAGCGTCTGGATTACCATACACATACCACTGCAACGCAGAGTGCAGGGCTTCGTGCAGAGTTACGGCAGCGGACGCATCTCGTTGGATGTAGATCGTGTTCTTCTTGGGGTCGAACCGTGGATTACCTTCGGTGATGAACACCAGCTTAGGTGCCTCTTGGTATGCCATGGACTCGAACACAGCCTTAGCAATGGTGCGCTCAAACGGTGTGCCGTGCGTCTGGATGTAATTCATCACCCCCAAAATGCCATCAGACGATTCACCTTTGCCGAACACGGCGTAGCCTTTGGCGGCTTTCTCCAGTGGAGTCTGGCTTTCACCAGCGGCGGTAGCTTCTTTAGACTCGCGGATCGCTGTCTGGCGAACGAACATGGCGTCAGAACGGCCTTGAAACATGTTGGCTTTTGCCGCGTTCCAACCTTGAGACAACATGGTGTCGAGTTTGCCGAAAGCGGCATCGACGCTGTCTTGTTCTGTGTCTTGGCCAAAGTCTTCGTTGATGCCAGTGTCATTGACTTGTGTGTGCAGCTTTTGTTGCACCATGTCTTTGGTCAGCTTGACGATAGCTTCGACGTCTTTAGCGTTCCCGTTGACTGCAGTGCCGAGCGCAGCCAGTGCAGCGCGTGTTTCCTCTAAGAGCTTCATCGTGTTTTCAACACGAATACCAGTCTTGGCCTTGATCTGCCCACGTTGCTCAGCAGGGGTTTGCTTGGAGAATTTTGTGGGTTTGTAGACCATCTCGCCGTTTTCAGCACGGGTACCGCGCTCAGACGGGATACCGCGCAGCATGTTGCCGCCAGCGTTGCTGAGCTTGTAGTAGGCCTTGGCAAATGCGCGGACTGCGTCAGCGATGGCCTGCTCTTTGGCACCAATGCCTTCCACAGTTGCAGATGGGTTCAACAAAGCATCGCGGATGTCGCGCAAAGAGTTGACGCTTAATGAAGCCTTGCCCGGTACAGCTACTTTTCCTGCGCCTTGAACGCTGGCTTGCAGAGGGTTGCCAGTAGTCTTTACGCGGTTCGCTACCTGCAGGGCTTGGGTCAGGCCAAGTTCGTCTGCAGCTTGTTGCTCAGCTGTTTGGGTGCTGGCAATTCTGACGGCGGAAGTGGATGCCTTAGTGCCAGTCGCAGCGTTCCATGCGTCGGCTACCTTAGCACCAAGGGTTTGTGTGTCTGTCCCGCCAGATGCTAACCAACTCTGCATGGCAGCAATAACAGGCTTTGGGAGCTCAGGGTACATAGCCGCTAACTCGGCGGCGGAAAACACGTTGCCTCTGCTGTCGAACTGCTTGCCTTCTGCGTAGAAGACCGATGGGCCACTCGCGCTATTTGGGTCTCGCACGACAAGTTGGGGCTTGCCGCCGACGTTCGTAAGCACAAAACGCTTATCACCTTGCTTGAGCTCAAGACTTGCGTCACCTGAGCCAGCAGCCACATATGTTGCTGGTTTGCTTACAGCTGGGGTGGAGGTGGTTGCTTTTTGTCCTTGCGTTTTTGCTTCGACGGTTTTAGGGGCTTGAGTGCCACTGGGTGCTCCGGTAGTTACAGGGGTGGAAGAAACGCCTGCTGCAGGTTGTGCAGCAGGCAAAGCGGCGGCAACTGCAGTTGGTGCGCCGACAGGAGTAACGGGGGTGCCACTGCGCTGTGCTGCGCGTTCGATTGTGCGCTGGACCATGGCAGCTACGCTTGCGCGTTCTGCGTCAGTCTCAGCAAGGCCAAAGATGGCGTTGGCTTGCTTGACCAAGCGGTTTTCATCCGCTGTCAGGGTAACGCCAGCAGGCACAGTAGGCAACGCCACAGGTTGGGCCGGAGCTTGCGCAGCAGGCGCAACTGGTGCAGGGGTCTCAACTACGGGGGCTTCGACTGGAGCAGCCGCAGCAGCGCCCAAGGGGGCTGTAGGCAACAGGTTCTCGATGGGGCCGGGGGCATTCTGTTGTGTGCTTGGGCGACCCTGTGGGTACGCACCGCCGCGTGGGCCGAACATCTCTTGCTGCTGGGCCATGCCACCGAACGCCTGCATTGCAAGACCTTCGACGCCAGCCTTTGTACGTTCAGAGATTGTGCCGTCTGTCCGCACGCGATCAAACAACGCAGCGATTTGTGGCTGCTGCTCAGGATCAGCCATGTCTTTGCCGAGCAGCTGGCGGTACATTGGCGACTGCCGAGGCATGCCGAGGCCATCCAGAAGCTCTGCTGTGATGCGAGTCTGAAACGTAGGTTCCTGTGGGGCGAACAGATCGCCTTGTCGCTCGTCGACAAAAGGCGCGGGGGCCACGCCACCGCCGCCAAACAGGTCAATCTGCTCACCGGCAACGGGGGCTGGCGGAGCTTCGCCGCCACGAGTATCAAACAAACCGCGTTGAGCGGGGGGCGCTTCAAACGCTTCGTCACTCAATGCCGCAGGACGACGATCCTGAATCTGCTGCAGACGCTGCGCTGCTTGCTCTGGAGTCATCAAGACATTGCTGCCACGAGTCAGGTCGGTTTCGCCTTCTGCGCCTGTAGCGGGCTGGTCCGAAGTGATTGTGCCATCTGGTTGGATGGTGACTGTGGGCTCTGCTGGGCGCGTACCGGCAAGTGTGGACAATCCAGCGCGGATAGAGCCGCCGCCCAAGAAGGCTTTGGCACCTGCGACGCCGTACTCATTCATAGCCTCTGGGCTTGTAAGGTCAGCTGTTTGGCCAGTAACACCGTAGCGCTCCAAGCCAGTCTGTGGTAACTCAGTAATAGCTTCTTCCAAACCACCACGGACGAATTGTTTGCCAGCATTCTTCGCAAAGCCTGTTCCAGCTGCACGGGCGAGGAACTCAGTGCCTTCGCCAGCCACACGCAGGGCTACACGCTCTGCGCCGCCAAAGCGCTCTAACAGGGCAGCAGGGATGGTAACTGCCACTGCCCGACCACGCTCGTCAATGCCTTGTTCACGCTGTCCCGTGCGAATGCCGCCGTATGTCTGTACAGCAGTAGGGAGTAGACCGCCAACAAAACCGCCGACCTGTTGTCCGACTGCAACACCTGCTGGGCCAAACGGCAAACCAAGAACACCGCCAACCAATCGTCCACCTAGTTGCCCACCCAAGGCCAAGCCTACCTGCGGGGCTACCTCACCAACGGCCTCACGTGCAGTTGTGAAGGGGCGAGACAGAACATCGTCAAACGACTGAATCTCGCTGGGGTTACGACGCACAACATCAGCACCGTACTGCTCGACTGCACCGCCCACGTCCTCAGCGCCAAGGTCACGCAGCGTAGAACCGGCACCAGCGACAAACTGTCCTGTGGCTCGGCGCACATCGGACATAAGTCCGGGGGCGTTTGGGCGCTCCTGAGTTGGTTTTTCTTGGGTTTCACCAAAGGCTCCACCAAAATCAACTGAGGACAGTGAGCCGATACCTTTGAAGTATTCCATGAAAATTCCTTGAGCTGCGCTACTACCCCTAGTTTAGCGGTTAACGCGCTGCTGTGATGTTGTTTCGCTGGGCAATTATTTGCTCTACACCAGAGAGCGGAATCCGGTTAGCAATTTTGATGCGAATTGTATCAAGCTGAGCAGGAGAATCACCGCTAACAGCTGCCTGAACACTACGTCCCAAGCCTACCCCAGCAGGGGCAGCAGGGGCAGCGGAGGCCGGAGCAGCAGCGGGGGCAGCGGAGGCCGGAGCAGCAGCGGGAGCAGGGGCTGTATACGCAACGCCAGCTTGCATAGCAGCAGCCTGAATCGCAGGCTCGGGCATATTTCTTTTGCGCAATTCCGCAATGGCTTCTGCACCTTTACCAGCTTCCTGTGCTTGGGTGAGACCAGCTACCACTGCCGCTGCTGTTTCACGGCCTTTACTCCGAGCCAATGCTGCCTGAATTTCCCCCGGCAACGCTTTGAGAACTTCGGGGTTAGCCGTGTCAGAGCCAGCGATCTTGATGATTGCAGCAAGTTCAGCCTCAAGAGCTGGGTCTTTCTGAACTCCTAGTACCATCGTTTTTATCTGGGCGTCGGTTACTGGAATGTTCAGGCGCTTCAGTGTTGCGAGGTTTTTCTCAAGCGGGCTTTGTTTCTCTAAGCCTACGTTAGCGGCTTGCGCATTCTTGAGTTTGGTACCTGCCTCGGACTCTTTGATTGCAGCCGCACCCTTTGCAAGGTTCTGCATCTGGATAGCGGTCTCATATGGCTTGCCCTGTGCGGTGTTGATGTAGAACGCACCAGCTTGTTGCAGAGGAGAAATACCGTCAGCGCCAGCGAACACGGGGCTCATTGGCTTGTTGCCGTACATGACCTGCACGCCGCCCTTGACTTGCATCAGCTTGGGGGTGATGTCGTCCTCTTTGTTCGGGTCAGCAAACGACCCCAACAGCTTGTTGAACGATGCTTCACCGCCCAGCACAGCCTCGTTGATCTGGTTCACCAGTTGGTCTGTCTTCTGCTTTGCGATCTTGTCGGTAATACCCAGCACGTTGGCAGTGGTGGACAAGAGCGTGTCGTAGTTGCCCTTGAACTTTGTCTGCGCTTCAGCGATCAGAGTCATGTCTGCAGTACGGCCAGAGCTGATCTGAGTGGCCATCCACTGGGCAGCGTTGTTGGTGTTTTGCTTCTGCTCGTAATCGGCTTTGGTGCGAGCGTCGGCTTCCCGAGTACGTGCATCCTGTTCCTCTTGGCGACTGACGTCGTAGGCTTTCAGGCGGTACTGCTCGGCCTGATCTGTCAACCCGTTGCGTGCGTAGATGTCAGCCTGACGGGCAAGCTGCTGCGACATGGGGATTGGGCGCGTGAGCCCTTGCGTAGGGACACCTTGAGCAGTAGCTGCTCGCTCGGCAGCGGGAGCGCCGCCTGTGGCGTATGCAGAACGCACGGCCTGAGTCTGATCAGCTGTGTACCCGCGAGCAAACCCAGTGCCCGGTGGTGTCGCCGCAGGGGCGGCAGGCTGAGGACGCACCAAGCCTTGAGGCTGGATGCTCGTGTAGTCTTCTTCTGTGCCATACGCGCCAGTGCCAAGACCTGCGGGAGCAGGAGCGGCAGGAGCTTCGGGGGTGTACACACGTGGCTGCTCTGGGAGTTCTGCAAGGCTGGTGGTTCCAGCCGCAGCAATTTCCTCGGCAGCGCGACGCTTGCGTGTTTTCTCTTCGACGGTGTTGTAGGTATCCAGCCAGCTTTTGGCGAGTCGTGTTCCAGACTCCATGCCCTGTGCGAATGCGCTTGCCATATCAGTACTCCTTATTTTCTGCCGAGGTAGCCAGCGCCCAGAGTCCCGGCCATGCCGAGCAGAGAGCCAGTCATGCCTGCTTGTTCCTGCATTGCAGCGGAGGCAAGGCTTGTCGCGCCGCCGTACAGTGAGCTGTACCCAGAAATCTGTTGTCCTGCGCCAGTGGTCATAACGCCAGCTGCGCGGTTTGCGCCTGCGGAGTACTGAGCACCCGGTGCCATGGCGGAGTTAAGACCTGCGGAGCCAGCGGTTGTTGCTGCGCCATACGCTGCAGTAGACGCTCCAGCCAGACCACGGCCAAGGCCTGTGACATCCAGCTTGCGAGCGTAGCCGAGCTGCTCAGCCTGATTGCGTGCGCCTGTAGCCGCGCCTGCGCGGGCGGAAGCCAGCGCCAAAGCGTTCTGGTTGTTCATGGCCATCGCATTGCCTGAGCCGGGGCCAACACCACGACGAGCTTGATCACGAGTGGTCATGCCCTGCGCCACACCGAATGCACGCGAAACGTCTGCTGCAGCCTGCGAGGCCAGCTGCTCACGATAAGCCTCAGTGTCGAAATCTTGAACTTGACGAACCAGACCCTGCTCAAGCGGGCGGAATGTACCAGTCTGGTAGTCGTAATAGTCACGACCCTGACGCATTTGCTCATCCTGCGCCGCAACCTGCGAGGCAGAAACTTTCTCAGCCAGCGGCTTCATCTCAGCGTATTGCTGTTTCTCAAATGCCAGTTGATCTTGACCTAGCTTGTACGATAAATCGGCAGCGTAGTCGGATGACGCGGCCAAACCAGCAGCGGCGCGTCCCTGTGCAGCCTGAGCTTCAGCGGCGTTTTCACGACCGGACTGCATCATCATTCCAGCGCCGACACCGGCGACGCCAGCACCAACCAAAGCAGCGCCCGTAAGACCTGCAGCAAGACCGCCACCGACAGCAATTGCACCAACAACAGCACTCATAATCAGCTCCCCAACCCTTGGATAAGGGTCAATGTATCACCGTAATTGGTGGTAAGTTCCTCGTCAGGCTCAATCTCGCGGCCTGCTACAAGCCACAGCGCACCACCGACGACAGCAAAATTGCAGTTAGGCGTGGGCGAATGGTTGGAATACCTGCCAGCCAGAGACCGTTTGCCGTCTACAAGCGCGACGCAGATTTTCTCATCTGCGCTGAACCCGCGCAAGGAAAACAAGCCTGATCCTTCAATAGCCGACTCGCGCACCTCAACGCCGTCAAGTGGAGTTCTGTCCAGCGTAGACTCGTCGACGGATACGGTACGTACGGTCTCTTCGTCCAACCCAAACGCAGCAATGGTGTCTTTAAAGCTGGCGTGGGCGACAAGTTTCTCGTATTCAGCGAATGTGTTCACTGTGATGGCATCAATGATCTGGTCAGGCTCAAGGCCCAAGTCAGGGTGCACATTGATCCAGATCGAATCTTCGTTGGCGTACGCTAACTTCTTCGTGCCAGCGGGGGACGAAAACATGGCCGGAGCCTTGATACGCTTAGGTCCGTCTGCCGTCATGAATGTGAGGTCGCCCTGCATGCAGATGTTCAAGTGCTCAGTCATGTGCAGCTTGCCCACCAGCAAAGTCCCCTTGGGGATAAACAGTTCGCGGGCGTAGACGCCGCCAGAGAATACGTTGCGCACGGGCGTGTCAACTTGTGGCTGCTGCAGCATAAGCGCCTGCAAGGCGTCGATCTTGTTGCGCAGCTTGGCCTCGCGGATGACCAGCTCTGGGCCGTTGATCGGCTCGAACAAGTCAATGGGGAATCCTTCCGGCACCCCATCAGGGTAGCAGGAGTCCACTGCCGACTGCTCTACGAGTTCAAGTTCCATGGTGCGTATTATGGCCGATCTACTGCAATCTATCCACAACGGCGTTGAGCTGGGCAATCACTTCGGCCAGCGTGGCGGTGGCAGGTAGCGGCTGAAAGCGGTTTACGTTTTTGGATTGAGCCGTGATGGCGTCCAAGTTCTGCTTGATAGACGACAGCGCCCGATCCAAGTCGGGCTTGCCGGTCATAACAGATGGGATAGCGGCTTTGGTCATCAGGATGCCTGCGCAAGTTCTGTAATAGACGTTGCAACAGCAACGGAGTACGTCTTGACGGACGCGTTCAGGCCCACGTTATAGACCTCACTCAGATACCCTGAAGGCAGTCGGAACGGCTTAGACGAGGTCACGTTCTTTGTGAACACAGGGGTGTTGTTGGAATACAACGTGAACTGGACGCGCTTGGCGGTGTTGAGTTCCACCGGCACAATGTTACTGCCGTTGATCTCTAGGCTAAGCAGTTCTGCTCCATTTAAGTGGCCAGCGACTGCATCAGCACCAAGCGCAATGAGCGCTTCATTCGCGGTAATTTGGCTTGTGTCCACCGGTACTGCACTACCAAAATCGGCGTGTACCTGAGCAACAGACATGTTGACAGGTGCTGGCAGCTGCATGGTGCTACTTAGCCAATCGCTTTCGTATGCGCGTCCAGCATTGACATCCCACTCGTACAGTATCTCACCTTTGGCGACATACAACTTACCATCATATTCGTTGCGGTACAGTGCATTGAGAGACTCTTCAACCTCTACAACGCTATCCGGCTCGCCGAGGTCAAGGACCAGCGTCCTGCTGTTGGTACCTGTTGTGTATGTGGCGAAATACTGCCCGTCGTGGAACGCTGCGGTGAAGGATGCAGGGTTAAGCTGCGACCACTCTTCTTCGCGGTACAACTTGCTGGTGACGCGGTTAACAGCGCCGGGGGACACAGCCCAAAGCCCGTCGAAACTAGGGTAGATAGCCTCGCCGCCGAGATCAACTACGCCGCGAGCAGACACACAGGGGGCGTATGTCTCCAGAGTCGTGGCTGACATGGCTTCTGGATCGGAGCCAGTGAACAGGATAGGGAACGTCTGCGTCAGGACAATGACCGAGTTGCTTGCAGCGACAGCAGCAACGCCAACGCCAGAGAACGCGTAGCGGTTGCGGATAGGCCACGAGTACGGCATGTACGGGTCACTGAAACACAGCTCGTTACCGGCAAGGCCAGCCAAACAGCCGTTGGGTAGGCTGACCAGACTCACTAGGTTTTTTGGCGGGGTAGACGAGTCAGCGGTTGGCAGTATTTCGCCAAGGTCCGCAGCAACCACGCTATCTGCAAATGATGTTGCGCTTGTGTTTGTCTCACCCACGAACAGAAAATCACCGGACGTGCCGACTGTGCGATACACGCGGTACTTGTAGTTTGCAGTGTCGTATGTGGCCACACGAGCCACAGTACCGCCGCTTGTGTATGTCTGCGCCGTAGTGAGCGCGACGCTCAGTTTGTTGGCTGCAGGCTCAACACTTACGATCCTGAAAGTCCCATTAAGGGAGGTCATGCCTACGACACCAGAAATCGTGATCTGCTCGTACTGCTCAAAGGTAAACCCTGTGGCTGTGATGGTCACAGTGACAATGCCCGGAGATGTCGTGGCCGCAGTGCTAACAGAGTACGAGTTGGCTGGCTTAGCTGGCAGTGTTGCAATTGTCCATGTGCCGTCTGCATAGCCAGTCACACTGTCTGACGGGGGGCTGGGGGGTGACTCTTGCCCAAAGTTGTCTACAAACGTAACCGCGTAGGAACGCGTCTCTGTACTACCGGAGCCGCCAGCAACTGTGGGGTTGCTTGGCGCAGCTACAGGTGGACGAATGCCGAGAGCCAAAAAAGCCGTAGGGTATGGAACGCTTTGAACCGCCAAAGCGTAAGTCGACATCCTAGGTGAAAAAGATTCGCTGGCGAAGAAGAAACGGCCATACACATCGTTGGCATTCGGTGATGGCGCTACGCTAACGACTTCTGGCCACGTGAGCCAGTTATCCAAGTAGCCGCCATTGATAAATGCGCGGTAGCGATAGACCGTGCCGATGCTTAAATTAGCGTCGTAGACCTGCCCAAGACCAGCAAGTGGGTCGAGTCGCCCGGATGTGATCTTGCAGTTCAGCGCCCGCACGGCTTGGTTGGGTTGCAGTAGGCGATCGCTCACCCGAGGAATTTGACCTCTGAATGCTTTGATGTTTACTACTGTCATGCGCGGGCTCCGTAATCTATGAAACTGGAATGCCGCTGCTGACTCGCTCTTGGCACTTGCCACATGACCCGCACGGGACGACATGGATGCAGGAGTGAACCAGCGGACGGAGTTCTTGTGGGATCACTTCCCAGCTTTCGGCTTTGGAAAGGTGACTCAATGGAGAAAGCAGGGGCACGCCCGGGTGCGCCACCTTCCACGATTCAACGATCCGATCAAACTCGACCGCCATGTGTGGCTTGATGTCGTCCTTATTGCGACCCCACCAAACCTCCTTGGTATTCGTGAAGGTTGAAACCCATAACGAGGCGATTCTCGAAAGCGCCCACATTTGCACTGGTCTGATTCCCGCAGGCAGCTTGAACGAGGCAATCTCCACCTTCATGCCGTAGTGAGCGGCCAGCTTCAATGCTTTCTCGCGCACGAAGAAAACAACATCTGGCCCGTGAAACGGCTCAACCATCAGCAGGGTGTCCCCCTTGTTGGCAAGCGGCAGGAGTGCGGCACTTTCCACGCCGCCGCTGAACAGAATGATTCTGGTCATTGCGGAAGAATAATGTTGCCCACTTCTTCAATGGTCGTCGCGCCAGAAACCAACTGGCTGTACGTCTTTTCCATCTGGTAGCAGGCCTGCACATGATCGAAGACTGCCCTTGACATGGCAGTGAGCATCTCGACAGTGAGCGTGATCCACTGACCATCTGCTGCCTTCCAATCCAAGGTTGCGGAGAAGTTGTCCTTCATCCCCACAAGTGCGCCGGTAATCTTCTGTTGCGACTCTCGATCTGTTGCGATGGTCACACCCTCAAAAGTCACGCCACCGATCTCTCGGGCATAGCGCCACGCCATGATCTCGCGCAACTTCTGGGCACGCACGCTTTCAAGAGTGACCGGCTCCTCAACCGGCACCGATGGCGCGCTCCCTTGAACCCCGCCGCCTTTATGGCCTACTACCGGAGGCACGACCACCATGTCCTTCTCCAGCCAAATCCAAACAGGCGCAAACTGCGAAACCACATCGTCAAGACTCTCGCCTTGATACGGAAGCCGCGCCCCAACGTGCAAGGGCGTTCTGCCCTCCGATGTGTAAACGATCTCCATGCAACGATTTGGCTCGTCTACATTGACGATCTCGTAACTGTATTCAATGCTCATGTGAGTGCTCCTAAACGGGTGCCTGTTGCAGCCCAAGTAATGTTTGAATTTCCGCTGACGGCATAGCCAGAGCCGCCGCCACCGCCGCTGGAAGCGCCGCCTGCACCACCGGCAGCTCCAGATGAGCCCCAGCCACCGCCTGCGCCGCCCAAACCTGCGCCGCCAGAGCGGGTGCCGCCAGCGCCATTGGTTGACACGGTGCCGGTGCCACCTGCGCCGCCATTGACGATGCTTCCGTTGGAACCGGATGCGGTGCCACCAGAGCCGCCCGAAGAGTTCGCAGCATTGGAAGATCGACCACCGCCACCGCCACCGCCACCGTATGCGTTTGTATAGTTAGAGTCGCCAAACGAAATGGATTCGAAGTAACCGCCACCACCTCCGCCGCCACCGCCACCGCCAGCAATGGTTCCGTTGTTGGTAATTGCGGTAGCAACGGATACGGATAACGCGCCGCCGCCTGCGGAGCCAGCAACGCCGGGAGACGCACTGCCCGGATAGTATGAATCTGCCACCACGGCAGGGGTGGATGCTGCCCCGCCTGCGCCACCATTGCCGCCTCTACCAACGATGAAGCCGTTGTTGATAAGCTGAACACCACCGGGGAATGAGCCATTGATCGTCAATGCGGGTGTGCCCGTGGCGTTGCTGCTGACGTAGATGCCTGAGTTGATCGTGGCAACCACTTTGGTTGACTGATTCCAGCCAGCGTTGACCGCCAGCGTCCGCAAGTTAGCGTTGGTCTGGTTGCTCGCAATCGTGAATGCGAACTGGTTGGCCTTGCCGTAGAAGTTGCTCATCGAGATTGCGCCCGAAGCAACACCGGCCAGATTTCGATAAGAAGTTTGACCCAAAGAGGCTTGCGTTGTTCCAGAAACACCCAACTCCACGTTGATGTTGTTGAACGAAATTGCACCTGATGCTGGTAGCGTCATGTGATCTCCTTACGGTGTGCTGTAGGCTGTGATGTCAGCCAAGGCCACAAAATTGCCACTGGAATCCAACGAAGCGATCTTAGTTGTACCATACTTAAAATACAGTTTACCGCTCTCTTGCACGACTGAAAAGTTTGCAGTTGCCAAAGAACCTGCGCTGCCCGAGGCGTTGCCTGTGACGTTGCCTGTGACGTTGCCTGTGACGTTGCCTGTGACATTACCTGTGACATTACCTGTGACATTACCTGTGACGTTTCCAGTGACATCGCCTGTTAAATCACCAGTGACATCGCCAATGACATCACCTGTTATAGCTTGTGAGAACGTATTGGTTCCGGTAAAGGTGTTGTTGCTCGCGATCAAACCAACAGAAGTCTCAACATCCAAAGCTGTAAGGCGCAATCCGACAACCGTACCAGTGCTGAACGCTTTAGCCGTAGTACCTTCCTGAGCCCGCAAGACGTTAGATAAAATACCGGAGCCAGCTGTGCGCGTGCGGACGTATATGATCTCCACTGCGCCCGTGGAGTCCTGAAGCGTGACCTTGAACCAGTTGGTTGCTGCGGGTACTGTCCCAGTACCAGTGTTGGCCGTAGGGAACAAATCTGCCTTGGACGACTCAACCACCATGGAGGTAGCAGTATCCGTAATACTGGCTGTGAGCAGCGCTCTGGCGTTGTTCGTAAAAAGTTGAGGCATCGCCTACTCCTTATGTGCTGGGCACTATTGTACTTGGCATAGCGCTACGCGCCAATAGCTTACGCATGTGTTGATCCACCAAGTAAGGCTAGAGCTTGATTGGTGTGCAGGATGCGGTCGTTCAGGCCGATGGTTCCACCGTTGATCTTCTTGGTCAGGGCCAGATTGTTGCCAGACTCGGCAATGGCGTTCAGCTTCTGCGTGTTCCAGAAGAACCCAGCAGTCAGTGCGGCGTACTGGGGCGTAGCCACCAGATCAGGCTCCATGATGAAGTCAACGCCCAACGCCTTGCCTGCGTGGAAGTAATTGGCCGAACCAGTGAGCTGAATGCACCCACGGCCACGGAAGCGGTACCCGTCACCAGACGCCTCGTCCCGGTTGCCCATGCGGTCAGCGTAGACCTTGTTGGCGATCTTCTTGGGGTTTTTGGCGTACTGGTTGGCGATCTCCAGCGTGGGAAAGCGGCGCGGCCAGATTTTCATCAGCGTCTCGGCGCGGTAATTCAGGTTCTCCTCCAGCACCCGGAAGTTGCCGCACTCATGCCCACACTGGCCGAGGAAAGCAGCCTGCTGGCGAGGTGTCAAGATGCTGAAGCGCTCGAAGGTTTCGTTCAGCGGGCCAACCCACTTAGGGTCGATGTGCAGTTGCTTGAGTTGTTCAGCGTTGACCATTGAGAGTGTTCCTTACTTCGTTGTAGGCGTCGATGCAGGCGTTGAGCTGGTTGATGGCTTTGTCTCCGTCTGCGGCGATTTGGGCGATGAGCTGGAGGGTTTCTCGCTCGGC